TTGCTGAAGGCAAACAAGAATGGCACAAAGTAGTAGATACAGTTTATTTAAAATTAACTTCCATAATCAACACCCTCACTCAAGAATTAAAAAGTCGTAAAACACTTAAATCTGCTGACCCAAAGGCTGATTCTGATTCACGGCGTTCATTAGGTTTAAATCCTCAAAACAATATTCCTATTGTTGTTATAAAATCTAAAAATGGATTTTTGATTATAGAAGAAAATCCTGATAAAAAATTAGCACGTTTTGCGAGTTTTACATCTTCTTTTGAAAAGATGACTCTGGATAAAGCATTAAGTTTATTAATTTATCCAAAAAATTTAGGTTCATATAAAGAGAATGATATTCTTATAAAAAAAGCAAAAAATATTTATATTTCTTATAATAATTCTAATTATAGTATTGATAATTATATGAAAGCCAATAAAAATTGTATTATTGAACCAGAAACGCTTACTCTAGAAGAAGCACAATCTATTTTAGATTATTATGAACAATCAAAGATTAGTAAGGCTGAAAATGATAAGAAAGATATTAAATTAAATACAGATATTATAATTAAAGTTGGGTATTATGGTCCATATATTAAATATAAAGGCGACCAAAATATACCTTTACCTAAAAAATTAAAAGATGTTTATGAAACTATTACTCTAGAACAGGCTTTAGAAGTCATTGAAAAAAATAAAGATAAACCTAAAAGAGGTGGAGGTGGGCGTAATAAAAGTGCTAGTAGTGCTAAGCCTAAGGCTAAGCCTAAGAAGGAAACAAAGCCTAAGGAAACAAAGCCTAAGGAAACAAAGCCTAAAAAGGAGAAGAAGGAAAAGGAAACAAAACCTAAACCAATTCAAATAAAAAAAAAATAAGTTGTTTATTTGTCATATTTACTTTTAATTATATTTACTTTTAATTATATTTATTTTATATACTTTATTATATTTAATTTATTATAGTTATTTTTATTTTTTATGTTTTTACAAGAAAATATATATATTTAATATAGTTATACTAAATCAAACATATTAAAATAATAATAAATAAAATCAAAAAACTATAAAATAAAATCAATAAAAAATGTTTGAAACGTTATCTGTGTTTGTAGATGATATTGCGTCTTTTGAAATACCAATACCAATAGAATTTCAAATTATATTTATAGTAATAATTATTATTGCTTTATGTGTGGGAGCGTATTTCTTACGTGATATGTTTGATATATCTACAATGAGAGGTGGTTTTTCGTGGTTTATCTTTATTGCTGTCTTAAATTTATCAACTCTTCTTGCTATTTTTATTTATTATAATACAAAAGAAGGTTCTTATAAAGGAGATATTGGTAAAAGAGGTAAAAAAGGAACCATAGGTAAAAAAGGAAACTCGGTAAGTTGCAATTTTTGTAAAAATAATATTTATCTTCAAAAAGTAAGACAATCAAATGTAATATGTAGATTAGATACAAAAGTTAAAGCATTTGAACCTATTTTTAAAAAAGAAAATTATTTTAATAGAATTTTAGAAAAAGGTAATTCTATTGATTATGATTCATTTATAGAAAATATTATATTAAAAAATTCATTATCAACAGCAAAAACAAATACGGCAATAGATAATTTTAATGCTCTAATGAATACAAATAGTATTTCTATATTATTAATTAAAGTAATTAATGAAATTAGTAAAGCATCCTTAAATACGTATGGAACATTTAGAAATCCTACTGGTAAAACAGGTTATTTACCAATTGGTGATAGTGTTTATGGAGGCTTAGAAGATAAATTAGAATTAAACTCATTTATGATAGATGGTAATATAGTATATCCAAAAAATTATACACAATTAGTTTCTTTTAAATCTTACAATGGAAAGACTGGTGATATTGATACATATACCATATGGAGACCTCAAGGTCAAATGATAAATCAAAAAAGATTTAGAAATGAAATAGAAGCAGTTCACTATAGTGCGTTAGGTGATCTTTGTAGATATGGCACTACACCACCAAAAGATAATGAAGCAGTAACTATAAGTATGGATTGTTTAGAAGAAATAGACCCTAGTGATTTAACATTAGTCTTTGTGTATGTAGGTAATATAGATGTTATAGATGAAAAAAAAATAGATTATACTGAATCAAATTCCTATTTAATAGAAAATGAACCCTTAAATGATATTGAAGTATTTAGTGTGTGGAGAACACCAATGAATACATTTCTTACAAATTGTAATTCACAAAATGAACTTACTAATAATTCACTTTTTTATAATATTATTAATAATTTGAATAGTGCTCTAAATAAATATGGTAATATAAGTTCAAAAGCAAAAAAAGAAATTGGCGTTAAATTAGAACAAATACAAATACCTAAACTTATAACCGCATTAATATTATGTAAATATTATGAAATTGAATTATTACAAGATATTGTTTATTATATAAATCGTTATAGAAACGCAGTTCCTGAATTTAAATCAATTAATACATCAACCTCAACATTAGGTGATTTACTTAATAAAATAGATAAAACTAGAACACGCTATGAAGATTTTAATGATGAATTACGTAGAAAAGCAAGTATTAGTTTAAGAAGTAATAATAATAAAATAATACGATATGATGAAAAGAAAGAAAAACATTTACCAAGTATGATTTTAAAAGTATATGAAACAGCACAAACTAAATTATTAACTATACCTGTCCAAATAGAAAATACATATACATTATTAGATATTGTTAATTTAATATTTGAAAATGGTTTAGAAACAAAGGTTGCTGTTGATAGTGATGGTATCGCTCAAGGTGGAGTATTTATGAATTCTATACAAGAAATGGTATTAAGAATATGTAAAATATTAATGCCTCCAAATAAACCTGCTTATACTGTCAAAGATGAATGTTTAGGAACATTTGCTATAGATAGAGAAAGAGAAGAAGTCATACGATTATTTACTCAAGTTAAAAATATTAATTTTAAACTAAATGAAAAAATTGTTAATGAATATGAAAAATTTGAACCTGTAATGCTAAATGTAAATCAACGTATTGAAATAATGCAAACACAAATAGGTCAATTGTGCGGACATATTGACAATTATCTTGATAAAATAGCAAATAGTAATTTAGAAGAATTTACAACTACACGTGTTAAAGGATTAATAGAAATATACAATAGTATGAATGATTATTTAAATGATGTTATATCTAAAGTATAAATAAACTAATTTAGTAATCTATTTAACAATAAATTTATAATAAAATATAATTTAGTAATCTATTTAACTATAAATATATAATAAAATATAATTTAGTAATCTATTTAACTATAAATTTATAATAAAATATATAATAATAATATAAGATAAACTATACATAATAAAAATTATAAATAAAAAATAAAAATAGTAAAAGTAATAAAAGTAATAAAATAATAAAAATGACACAAAAACAAGTTTCAGAAAAGATTATAGATGACAACGTCAATAGTATAAAAAAAACGACAGAACAAGTTTTTATTTTTAATGATTTTTTTACACCAATATTTGTTATTATAGCATTATCAATATTAATAGGTGGTATGGTAGGCTTACAAGTATTGGATAGATTATTTATGGGTAGTAAAAATTTACTAGCAATAAGGTTATTTGGTATTAGTATTATCATTAATATAGTAATATTAGTATTTATTATTATGTCATTCAGCAAAATTAAATTTCAAAGAGGACCACAAGGTCCAATGGGTAATAAAGGTAATAGAGGCTATATAGGAGAAGCAGGTGGCTTACAAGTATGTGGTAAAGTATATGAAACTGTTCAAGAAAAGAAAGCATTTGAACGTTCTTTAAATTATTTAGATTTAAAACCACCCCTTATTAAAGACGATTAATAACTTAAAAATATGGATTATTTGTGACTTTAATACCACAATAATTTATAGGCTTATTTGAATAATTAACTGGATCATAATAACCTAAAGCATTTGCTTGTCTTAGTAAAAATCTAAAATTATTTATAAATTCTTGATTATGACCTTCACTTATACTCGCAACGTGGGCTAATTCGTGTATCATTACAAATTGTAATGTATTGTATTCATGAAATGGATGGTCTCCTTTTTTATGTCTTAAACATAATGCCATTAATTCACCTTTATTAATTGTGTATGAACTTCCGTCATCATTAGGTGCTTCTTCTATTTTCATTTTTTTTATTCCTTTAACTAATCTTATAACTCTTTCATCTGTAGGATAATTTTTATATAAATCAGCAACAAAATTATCCATTTCTGTATGTAATTTTGCTAATAATTCCAACGCTTGACTACTTTCATTAAATTCTTCTTGAATACCATAAGTTTTATTATTTGTTTTTGATACTCTATATTCTATAAATAATTCATAATGTTCTACTATCATAGATATAATTAATGTTACAAATAACATAAATAAAATAAATACAACCATTTTTGATACTTCATTCATTTTGCGTATATAGTTTAGTATACTTTAGTTTAGTATACTTTAGTTTAATATAATTTAATTTATATTTAATATTTAAATTTAATTTTAATTTTTTATTGTTAAATTATATTCAGATAAAAATTATAAGATAGTTTATTATTTAGTTTATAATTAATTTAATTTATATTTATTATAAGTAATTAAAATTAATATTATAAGTTATTAAAATTAATATTATAAGTTATTAAAATTAATATTATAAGTTATTAAAATTAATATTATAAGTTATTAAAAGTTAATTTAATAATACAAAAATGGATTTAAATGAATTAAATAAAGAAATGTTTAATTTACAAAATGAGTTTGAAAAAACTAAATTAAATTCACCTCAATCTAATGTAAAAACTGTTTCTCAACCTAAACATTTTCCTAATCAACAAGATGTTAATTTTCAAAATGTTAAAAAAAATATAGATACAACACAAATTAAAAGACCTATGAAATCAGGAGACCATCGTAATGATATTAATGAAAAGATGAATATGATAAATACAAATTATTTTCATTCTGAAATAAAAAATCCCAATTCTCCAGATATGTTAAATAATCAATCTATTATGAATTTTCAATCTTCACGTAATAATAATACCAATTATGCTAATACTATAAATAATTTACAGCCCGCACAAAGTAGAAATCAACAGGGGCAGGGGCGACAGGCTCAAGGACAAGGACAAGGTCAAGGACAAGGTCAAGGGCAAAGTCAGAATAATCATTTTTCTAGTTATTATAATAATAATTTTGAAACATTACAATCATCATCATTGCCAACATCACCAACAAAAAATAATCAAGGTAAATCAACTATAAATTATAGTTCTCTAGATGATATGTTTCAAACTCAAAATCAATTTCAAAATACGAATGAACAAAATACACACGATACAGGAGTAAGTATGTTAAATGTGCGTAATATGCATACTATGAATAATAATAACTCACAATCTAATCATACACAACCTACTATGTCAAATAAAATTAATGATACAGGTTATCATAGAAAAGAAGAAATGAAAACAGATTATCGTCAAAATATGAATACGAAACTAGATGATATGATTTTTAATAATCCAAATGCCACACCAATCAACCCAATTTTACAACAAGATAATCATTATAATGGTGGTAATTTTAATGGTAATGGTAATTTTAATGGTAATAATTTACAAAAAGACACTCGTATGGTTATACAAGACAGCAATAAAGATTTTTATAGACAATCAGCCAATGATAGAATGTCTCAATATAGTCCTTTATCAAGAGCGGCAAATATTCCCATACATATGGCAAATATGTCTGTAAATGATTTTTACTCTACTATGAACCCAAATCCTGAAGGTGATTTTAAAGCACAACAAAAAATAATTAATGAAGAACATAATAGATTAAATAGTAAAGAAACATTGAATAATCGTATGAATAATTATGCTCCACTGGCAAAAACAATACAATATGATACTAAACAAAGTAATAGTGGTAGTGGTGGTAATGGTAGTGGTAGTAGTAGTGGTGGTAATGGTAGTGGTAGTAGTAGTGGTGGTCGACCTAAACAATGGAACCCTAATGATGTTAATGGCACTTTAAAAAACGTTGTTTATAATCAAATGCCAGTTTTATCTAATAATGAAAATTAGATAATTATTATAATTTAAAAAATTGAAAATTAATTTATTTAAATAAAAAATAATAATGAATGAATAGATAATAATGAATAATGAAACAATGAATGTTGAAACAATGAATGTTGAAATAATGTATAGTCATTTTGATAAGTTATCATTAACAAATGATACTATAAAAGATAATAGTATGGGTGTAATAGATACAATGACTTCATTATCATTAGAAACACAAGATGTAAAAAACTATGAAGAAACCTATTATGATTATGATCGAGAACAAACTTATTTTGGAGATACAGAAGATTGTAATGATAATAATAATCATATTGATATTGAAATTAATGAATTTATTGAACCTAATGTAGATATTGAACCTAATGTAGATATTGAACCTGATGAAGATGTTGCTGATATTGAAGATTTAGATATTAAACTAGATGAACATGATACTAGTCCATATATATGTTTTGGAATACCAAATATTTACTGTAATGATTTATTAGGTGATTTTGATGATGAAGATTTCATTTTTAATAGATATGACCTTCCTAATTACATAAAAAAATATATAAAACAGAATCATTCTATTGCTGAATATGCTAATAATTTTTGTATTGGTAATGGAATAGTTATTAATTATAGTGATACCTATAATTCACCAGAACTATTATATGCTAAAATACTTTATATTTATCATTATATTTATCATTATTATAAAGATTTTAAACATTTAAAACCTATTGAAAGACTTTCACATTTACCAGATAATTTATTATATTTTGTAGAAAATGTGCTTACCATTTTAAAAACAATGATAAATGAAGATGAACTTAATTCTAAAGAATTAGTGGCAATAGAAAATATATATTTTAAAGAATTAATTTATGGATTACATATTATTATTAAAGAATTATCTAACTTATTACAACATTATCAATATTGTAAATTATGGCATTTAGATAATACACACGTAAAACTATTTTTTAAAATGGTCAATAATTTATGTGTTATTATAATTTATATGCGATTGAATGTTGTTTAAATTTTATTTTTTTTTTTATGGTTTTTTTTTTTTGGCTTCTTCGGCTATATACAGTTCTGTATTCCATAACATTTGAACAAATGGGGTTATCTCTTGTGGGTTGGTGGTAGTTGGTATTACGGGTGAGGATGAGGATGGGGATGAGGATGGGGATGAGGATGGGGTTAAGACTGTTGTTGGGGTTGGTTTTAGGACTGGGGTTAAGACTGTTGTTAGGGATGAGGATGGGGGTAAGGATGAGGATGGTGGTAAGGATGAGGATGAGGATGAGGGTGGTGGGGGTGTTCCTTGTATTTTATCTAAATAATTTATTTCTAACGTTTTAGGAAGATTTATTTGTAATTCAGTTAATTTATCTTCATCTACTTTAAAATTATTTTTTATTAAACTAACTTTAATAAATAAGTCTAATAAAAATTTTTTTTTATCTTCTATAGTTTTAAAAAAATCTGGCACCGCATAGTCGGTATCATTATATAAATTTACTATTTCTTCAAGCCATTTTTTTAAATAATCATTAGTGACGAATGTGTATTTTTGTTTAAAATGTTCTACATTTGATTTATCTAAATTTTCAAAGCTAACAATTATACTATAAAAAAAATTCATATCATTAATTAAACTAGAATTAAAAGCTACGCTATTATAATACTCAGTAAAAGTTGGTGTTGTTTCATTATATATGTGATATGTGTTCTCTACACAATCTATTATATATAATAATTTAGGAAAGTTTTCAGTATCATAGTTTACTGCTACAGTTAATAGGTATATATATTTTTTTATTATACTATCTAGATTATTTAATTTTTCTATATGTGTTTCAAAATAAATATTATTTTTTTCATAATATTTTATTATGGTTTCTAACGTTTTATTGGTTTTGTTAAATTTTTCATATTGTTGTTCATTATAGTCACTTAATTCTTTTTCAAATTTTTCTTGTTTTCCTTTTAGTAAGTTTTTTATTTCTTCTGATTCAATAGTTTCAATTTGTGTTTTTATTTGGTTATTTAATTGTTCTATGTTGTTTACTAGTTGATATGCTTCCTGTTCTGCTTTGACTTTCTTTTGCTCTATTATTTGATTTTCTAAATTTTGTTTTCTTTTTTCTTCTTCTAATAGTTTTTGTGCGTCTGCTGTTGCTTTTGCGTCTGCTGCTGCTGCTTGTGCGTCTGCTGCTGCTGGTGCTGGTGCTGGTGCTGGTGCTGGTGCTGGTGCTGGTGCTGGTGCT